TGATAAAACAATAGTATTCCCAACGCCTAATTGATGTCCAGCCGAAGCATTACTCCCATATCCACTGGTAGTAAATGTAACAGTGTTGTTAGTAGCCTCTACTTTAATTATACCTGTACCTGCAGGAGACTCTGAAAATTCAAGTCTAACTTTTTCTGCCTCAGTAGGGAAGTTGTTTGTTGATATTTCAACCATATCCTGAACAATTAACGACTTATTGGTACTAGAAGCTATATATGGAGACGAAAATGCCCCTGCCCTGGTATTATTTGGTGGTTGGGGAGTCTGAACATCTTCAACCCAAGTATTTACAGAATTAGAGGTTGCTGCTTCAAACAATCTACTATTTTTTATATGCCCAAAATACTTAGGAATATTGACATAATAAATATCAGTGTTATCTGCATGAGTTGCTATTTTTGTATTAGCGTAACCCCTTATGACTTGAAAAGACTGTCCTGTCCCTCCAGACGTAACATACATAACCTCATCATCAATTTGAATTACTGAGCCTGTAGCAATGGTAACATCACCGCTAGCACCATTATCAATTGAAAGAACAACATCGTTTCTTGTTATTGCAGCAGATGTATCAGCGGAAGCATCAGTTGTTGCAAAGTTTGAATCACAAACCCTCAAAGCTCCATCAACATTATAATATTCAGGCTTAACTGTTAAGGTCCTACTTCCAATAGTAAATTTATCTGGTTGCCACTCAGTTGATTGATTAGGGTCATATATATCAATCCCATTCATATCATTAATGCAAACGTAATCAGTATCTTCCTCAGAAGGAGTTGAGTCCATGGTATAGTCATGAGAAAAAGAAAACAGTCCATACCCCTGTTCAAAACCTCCAGAGGCTGCATCAATATCTGTTATAGTGTGACCATTAATATCGGTTTTATCATAAAGTTTTGTTGCAGAACCTTCAAGAACAAGTCTCCCAGGCCTTCTTATAGAGAAAGTTGAATGAGAGTTTTGATTATCAGCAATATCTCTTGCATCAAACTTATTGTTTGTTCCTCCATGAAACTCTTGTATTTTAAATTCTTGCTTTGGCATTTACATTAATTTGTCTTTGCAAACAGCCCAAACTTTATCATCTAGCTTATTTTTTGATGAAGATACTAAAAAATCTCCAACTTTAACAAAAACTTCTTTTAATATTTTTTCGCTAAATAAATTCTTTACCACTATTGCTACTACCTTCTTCATGTAATCTCCTTATCTTTTTTTAATATTAATTTTTCAAGGGAATGAACTTTCGCTTCAAGAGCATCAATTCTTTCATCAGCATCATTAGGTTCTTTAACATACTTCATCATATCATACAACTTAAACTGTTTTGCAAGTAAGTCAACAATTTTATTAATCACCATCTTTTGAAGCATTTATTTTTCCTCCCATTTACTTAAATCTAGCATTTGTAATGGACTCTCAATAACATGGTCTTTAAGCTTATCGTTTTGAATTTGAATTTTTGTACCACCTTTAACATAAGGTTTTCCATCAGCCATTCCTATATCGTAAGCAAAAAACGTTGTCTTCCACACGCCTACTCTTATACATCTAGCAGGTCTTCCGTCCAATATTACAACATCATCTGTATTTAAATCTTTTCCCATGAAGACCTTTAAGCCCTCAACAACTGTCTCTATAGTGGACTTAAATAATAAAAGAGCAACCCCAGAAACAAATAGCCAAACCCAGTTCCCTAGTAACCCTTCTGCTTGCTTCTGTAATTCCTCTTCCATAATTATCCATTTATAAGTTCACCCCATAACGAGGTTCTTCCGTCTATTATTTGTATTACATGCACTGTAAAGTGCCCCTTTGTAAAAAAGTCAACAATTGCAAACGCATGTGACCAATTAATTTTTCTTCCACCAAGCCACTCATTCTCTTCATCTGACATATCTTTTAAGCAACCAATACTCCAGGCAGATTTAGGTCCATCTATATGGGTTATTGATGTTTGCTGGATATCGTGGTGATGTCCATACATTACATTCGCTCCCAGTCGTATTAGATGATTCCTTGTATGATGCATCCCCGAAAAGTGATGGCCATGGTAAAAGTGTAGCTTCCCAATCTTGAGATACTTTCCCGCTGGATAATACTTGTAATTTCTCTCTTTTAGTTTTACGCATTCATTAAACCTATATTTAGTTAAGAAGGGATTCTCATCAACGAAACGATTCATCCAATCGTCATGATTACCTTCAATCATATACTTTTCTTTACAATTTGCTTTATCTAAGGACTCATCAATAAGGTCCATTCCAGCATTTACATCTTTAACATCTTTGTCAATGAACGGCATTTGATATTCAAGTGGTGGTCTTTTCTTTTTTTTCCATTGCCAATGAGAGCAACCATGCCACTCACCCACATCGCCCAAATCTACATAGACATCAGGCTTTACAATCTCAATTGCCTTTTTAACCACATTGATAGCTTTCTTATCATGTTGTGGAAAATGTTTGTCAGGTGTTACAAATACTCTTTTTACAACACCTTTATCTTTATGTTTTTTAGTCAAATAAACCTATTTTTTAATTTCGTTATATGCTTTTGCGCATATATAAACAAAAGTAGCTATCCCAACTGCTACCCTAACAGCAACAGGTAACCATTCAATCCATGTCACACTTATGCCAGTTACGCTTGCAGCTGTAGTTTTAAGAGAGTCTACCATTTAACCTTGTCAGCCCAGTATGCAGCAGACATTTTACCCTTAGCTATATTTTTTCCATGTCTAGCTTTAAAAGATTTGCGTCTGTTTTTTTGTTTTTGAGATTCTCCAGCTTTTGGCTTGCCTGCTGTTTTAACTCCTTGCTGTCCAAAACGAATTGTTTTAACTTTATCACCTTCTTTGGCAACAACTACGTGACTTTTTTTTGCATGCCCAGGAGTTCTTTTTGGCTTATTATAACCACTGACTCCTGCTCTTCTTAGCCTTGCATCTTTAGTTTTCATTTTTTACCTTTGTTTAAATCTTGTAATAATTCAATCTTTCCTAAAATCTTTAACATATCTTGGTTGATTTTTCCAAGCTCATTCTCAAGCTCTTTTTTCTTTTGGTTTAAATCATTATAACCTTCAACCTCAATCTTTAATCTATCTTCCACTTTTTCAGCCATTATATTCTTGGAACCGCCATCGTCCTAACTCCAGACCTTCTTGAAGGGTATTTATGAACACCAGTTTCAAACATCTGCCTAAAATATTGAGCTCTCTGCAAGTCTCCCATATCTTCAAATAGTCTAGATTTTACGTAACATAATAAATGCTGATGCATTCCGCTATCTAATCCTGATGTGCTTTGTAGGTCGTCAGTTTGAGCTGATACTGCTGTATATTTAGTGTGATACGTATACCTTAATCCATTATCAATAAATAAAGATACGAAGCTTCCTGTTTCATTTGTATTTGAATCTGAAGAAGAGCGTGTCATTGTAAATTCAGTTGTTGATGTTACAGTAACACTTTGACTTGCAAGATTATCATCATTAAAATTTGTTGTTCCAGATATAGAAACCCTGTCTCCTGTAGCTAATCCATGAGCTGCGCTTGTGGTGAACGTAATAGTTGTGCCACTACAATCTGCGTCTGTTATTGTGCCACTTAAATCGCCACTACTTTGAGGAGAATCATATGTGTCAATTGTTTCTGTAGTATCTGTTGATGTTACACGCTCAACAATGTATAATTTATTATCATCGTTGTACCATGCAAAATTATCATTTGGATATGTTCTATTAGCCATTAAGTCTCCTATACAAGTGAATCATCTGAATCATCAGTATCACCTTTTAATAATTTATGAGAGTCAGCAAGCTTAGGAATCATTACATACCTTCCATTTGTATCCTTAATTTCTACACGTGTTATGTCAATAACTGAATCTGATAAACTATAAGCTCTTTGCTTTACTTTTAAGTCTGTAATTGTATCTGCGGTCTTATGTTGCTTTTTTGCAGATATCTCGTTTAAAGCATCATTTACGAGCCTATACATGTATTGTTCTGACTGTCTGCCAAATACTTTCTCTACTTGCTCTATAATATTTTTAACTGTCATTATACTGCTCCTTGTGTAGCAGGAGGACCTATTAATATTTGCAGACCTTTATCATAATCCTGCTGTAATTTTTGTTGCTGACCTTGATACCATTGATACTCTATACCATATTGCTGAAGATTAGTTGTGTATTGTGTAACTTCTTTGTTTACATTTTGTTGATATAAAGCTAGCTCTTGTTGAAATAGCTGTAGCTCAAGAGAGTAATCTTGGATTGCTGCTTGAAGTGTCAAGTCTCCTTCCTTTTGAGCTTCTGCTGCATCTGTTTGATGTTTTAAAATTTCAGCTTGTATATTAGCTCTATATATTTCATTTTCTTTATTAAACTCATTTAATTCATTTTGTATATCTTGAGAAAATGCTTGTATGTAAGTTTGTATTTTTTGCAATTGAGCTTGAGCTAATTCAGTATCCTCTTCATCTTCTATGTATTGCCCTGCAATATTAAACCATTGTTCAAAATCTGTTTCTGCGCTCCCTAAAGTACCAGCCTCCATTTCAGTTAACATATTTGTAGAACTATCTAAGGTAGGCTTAGTGTATGTTGGAACATTCCCTGATATATCAGCTTTTGCAACAGTACTAACACCAGGACTGCTTATAGATGGGTCGTTAGGAATAGTAGGGGCACTTGAACTTATACTTAAATCTGATATTCCACCCATCTCATTCATTTTATTTTGCAACACTTTTATTGCTGCATATAATACAACTAAATATTCTGCTTCATCTGGAAAATTAGCTATAGCAGAATCTGATGATGCATCAATTGTTGGATATGTTACATGATATGCATTTGCAGGCTGAGTATTTGTTGCTGTGGGTTTTACAAATAATGTTGCAGAATCAGAAGAATTGCTTGTAATCCAATATGCAGGGTCTGTTACACTTGCATAGTAAATGCTTGAAGAGTCATTAGTAAGGTCTCCATGCATTGCATGAACTTCCCTACAGGGAACATAATATCCATCAGATGCAGATTTTCTTGTAATTTGCAAAACATCTCCAATTCCATCTAAATCTAAAGTCGTGCCATTGTCAGCATTTATAATAGATATTGTTGTGCATTTTTCTTTTAATTTTGGAGGAAGAAGGTTAATTATTTCTTTTGCACCATCCTGCATCCATTGGTCCATTTCTGTTTGAGTTGCACTCCCAGCTAATGCTTGTATTTCAGCATCAAAAGCCATTAACGTGCATTCCTATCAGCAATATCTTGGTCCATTGTTTTTTGACTAAACTCAACCTTTGTTTGACTGCTCCAAGTTGTCCTCATATTTACATGATTTCTTGTGTCATCAAACTTAGATGGGACTTTTTTAGCTTCAAGCCATTTCTTTTTTTCCTTGTCGTAAGTAAAAATTGCCATTAAGATTTCTTATTTCTTTCTTTTTTAGGCTTAATCTTTTTTAACAAGTTATCTAATATATTAGCTTTAGCCGCATTCATCATTGAAGAATTAAGACCTCTACTTCCTGGCATTGGTGGCTTTGGACCTCCTTGTTGAGGCATTTGAGGCCCTTGACCTCTCCCTCCTGCCATTGGTGGCCTTTGACCTGCCATTGGTGGCCTTTGACCTGCCATTGGTGGTCTCTGCATTGGAGGCCTTGGAGAACCTTGCATTGGTGGCCTTGGAGGGCCTTGCATTGGTGGCCTTGGAGGGCCTTGCATTGGAGCTCCTTGCATTGGTGGTCTTTGCATTGGTGGTCTTTGACCTGGCATTGGTGGTCTTTGACCTGGATTAACAGGACCACCCATTTGATATTTAGGCAAAACTTTTCCACCGCCCATATAATTTCCTTCAACCTGCATAGGCTTACCAGATTGTTTTGCATAATTTGTTGCATCTTCCATACCTTTTTTAGAATATGGAAATTTCATCTTTCCTACTTTTGGCATTACTTTTTCCCCCTCTTTCTTGCATCAATTACTGGTGGTAATTTACCAAAAGTATTGATATATTCCAAAACTCGTTCCGTCTGGGGATTGACTGAGTCCTTATTAATTATATATTCCCCACCTTCTGCTTCAATTGGTATGCCACCTTCATTGTGTGATGGTCCATTTAACATACCACCTTTTTGCATATTCATTGACTCAGCATGCTTTAATACTCTTTTAGATTGACTTTTGTGCATCTTTGATGCTTTAACTAATTCTTTTGCTATTTGTTTTAAATCATTAACAGAACCCTTAT